GCGCAAGGCATCGACCTCACCCTCGGTAACAACAAGCTTCATTCCCCCCATAGGGTGTAGGTGTTGACCATAGAAGCGATCCGAGATGTCACCAAGGATCATAAATTGTTTACCTTCGAACCGTAGCTTCTGTCCTTGCAGCTTTCGGTCGTCGTCGTAGTAGTCAGCGATGTGACAGGCACGTCCGTTGTAGTCTCCGATGCGATACCGCATGTGCTTACAGGTGTCGAGTGTTATGTGACGCGCTGGTATGTCACTGTATCTTCCGGTCAGGAACTGGTCCGAGTCGGAGTGTAAAGGTTTTGTTATTTTCATAGTAGTGGGTGGAGGTGTTGTTGGTGTAGCCTCGGCACGGTCATAGGTATTGCACGAATGGCAAAAGGTAGAACCGTCCTCGTTAACACACAACGCATCCGATGCACCGCACTTATCGCACGGCTGGTGAGTTGCTATATACATCTTGTTTTTTCTTTAGTCGAACCACGACCGAGGTATGGACTTCTCGCACCACAGGATACCGTGCTTGTCACACCAGTCTCCATAGGTTGTCTTGCTCCTTTTGTTGAGGGTGTTACTCGCTCGCATAAAGACGAAGCGTATGTCGAGGTCCGGGTGTTGCGCTTGGATTAACAAATGCTTTGCCCTGTCTGACGACATGAAGCGACCTTTAGCCTCAAGGATAACACCATTATCAAGGACAAAGTCCGGAGTGTAGTGGTGGTTCTTTACATACTTAAGCCTTAACGACTCGTATGTAAACTTGACCCCTGCTCTTTTCATTGCAAGGGCCAAGCGTTGTTCAAATTTAGAACGGAATCGAGGCATCCTTACTGTCGTTTTCAAATGCGTCACCAAGATCTTCGGACACGAAGCCGCCTTCTTGAGCGTCGAACGAGAAGCCACCGGCTCCACCTTCATACTCCTTAAGCTCGATCACTTGGACTGCCTTGAGACGAAGCGTGTATCCCACTCCCATCATAGGACTGAACCAGGCCGATGGCTCCACCCCAAGGCGTAGCTTAGATCCCGATCCAATGTTCGGTGGGTTGTTCAATTTTTTTCCAGCCGAATCAAAGAGAGCGACTTGGAAGTGAATGAGTCCCTTAGAGGTCTCACGCTGTGCTACTTGCTTTGCAAAGACCTCGTACTCGTCATCGTCGTTCAGCTTTAACGGTAGCTTCTGGCTGCGATCCAGCTTCTTCTTGCCGGACTCCTTTACCAATCGCTCGTATTCCTTTTCGAACCAAGGATTGATGGTGGCCTCAAGTGTTTCGAAGTCGTCCTTAGAAAGGATCAGCTTACAAGAATACACTCCATCAGCATTGAACTTGGTGTCCGGTGTGATGAGCTTCGGATACATCGCGGTGCCAATAGGCGTTGTCAGTTGTTTCATTATTGTTTAGGTTTTTTGGTTTCGTTGTTTTTCTCAGCTTCAACTGAAAAAGTATTTAGAGTCACGTAGTGTGTTAACATCAAACGTCCCGTAGTCCGGAAGGCTTGGAAGCTCCTCATAAGATTCGTTTTGCCACGCTTCGGCTAGGTCTGCAAGAATATCTTTTGTGAACATCTCGCTGAAGCTGTCGCGGAGTGATGACGCAAGTGTCTCGCAGTTGTTACTGTGGGTGGCAAAGCTGTCGTGGATCATGGCAAAGTCATACAGGCCACGCTTCCAACTTTCGTTCACAGTTAACACCAACCCAGCAGCATCAAGACTGTGGACCACGTTAGGTGCGACACCGTTGCTTTGCTTTCGCGGGTCGAGGTCGTCCGTAGCATCCTTGAAGCGCACCGATGTTAACGATCCGTTCAACCAAGTGCTGACCTTCTGGCTGACTTGCTTTCGGTAATCTTGACTGACCCGGAATCCACTTGGTGTTGTCCACGTCAACGGTAGCTCCTGCTTTGTCATCAACCGAGAGACATCTTGGAACCAGTCCATGACTTTCTTAGGTTTGGTTAACAAATCTTGGATGCTGTCCCACAGGGTGTCACCGAGATACTTGATGGCGGAATACATGTGGCTCCGACCAAACACACAGTCAATCCCACGCTCTCTTCGGGTGGTGTCATACCAGTCAGCGACGTAATCCCTGTTGGAGTAAGGAGTTAGGCCGTAACTGTAACACATCACCGGTCTCTTACTCATCTTTCTATCGATCCCAAACTCAACCCAAAGCCGTGCGTAGTCGCGTCCATCCTTTGCATCTTGTTTTAATTTACCCAACGTGTGATCCGAGACCAACCTGTAGATGTCCTGAGGTGTGTCGGTAGGTGAGACGTTAGTTGCAAAGCATCCCTCCTCGTCCCGACTTAACAATGACAGAAGCTGTAGGCCACTGTTGGTTGCATCCATAGCACAAGGCAGGAACGTCCTAAAATTTTTCGACCGTTTCGTGTGATACTCCGCCCACTCAAAGCACCAAGCCAACGCTTGCCAAGGTTCATCAGCATCGGCCCACTCTCGGTTGGACTTTGGGTCGTTTGCAATCCGTATCGCATCCCGTGTGAAACCATCGGCCCACTTTAGGCGTGTTTCAAAGTCACACTTGTCGTTACCGAAACAGTTAGCCCCGTGTATCCCAAGCCATCTTAGGTCGTCGTCGTTCTTGATAGGGTTCCCCCTGTGAAATTGTAACAATCCTCGACAGTGATCCGGGCCTTGGTAGTTAAGGTAGCTTGGAACCTGATAGACTCGACCCCGAAAGTCACACGATGACGGCATAAACAGACGCTCGTTGCGGAACTTCCGGGATAACATCAAGATCTTAGAGATGAGGATGCGCTGTGAACCCAACGAGGTGTTATAGGCTGCCCGTTCCCGCTTGTCGTCACGCCAGTTCCGTTGCTCCTCGACCGACATGTGATCACCGGGCCACTCAGGTAGCTCTAGGTCGTTCCGAGGTGGTAACCCGATCTGTAAATCTTTATCCCACGCCCACTCAATCATCTCAAGGACGCGATTGTTAATGGCATAGGGTGTTTCCTGTATAAGGTTAACCGCGTTGTAAACCTGGGGCATGTCGGGTGCCATGCGTAGGACGTTACGGTCAGAGCATCGGATGAACGGAAGCACAGGAAGCCCTTGGTCCTTGTTGATGCCATAGCCTCCCCCAAACACCTTGTGCCACGGCTCCGGGCTTTCCACCATCGGCAACCAGAACGGTAACAATAACTCACGGTAGGTGTCGTAGTCGTTGATCCACTCTCTAGTAACATCAGAGATCTCAACCATCCGCATCGGCTTGAAGTGACGGCGTTGGCGCTGGGCCTTATCAGTAAACTTAATAAGACCTGTCCGATCATGGACAATCTCCAACAACATAGAGCCACATGAGATGCGATCCCGGCGTGTCCAATCGGTCCACTCCATGTCCTCACTCCGGGCGGTCTTGTGAAGATAGGCGCTTTGAGTGGCTGGTCCCCGGCTAGCTAGGTCTTGCATTCTCTTAACCAACCTCGACCCAAACTCATGGTTACGTATGAAGTTGTCGGATAGCAGTTGGTCCTCGACGGCTCGGCCTAAGCGAAAACACACACTAGCATAGGACCGAGCTTCGTCGAGGACATCTAAGGTAGCCTTTACGGCTATCAAGGCTATGGGACGAAAGTCTTTAACATCAACTAAACAGCGTTGCCACTGTGACTTGTTCTTTATCTTTTGGACTGTAGGAAGCAACTCAACTAGGCCCAACGCTACCGGCTCCACTCCTTCACGCATGATGCGTCTTCCGGCGTTGGTAAGAGAGCCTTTATTGGTGGCCCGGTTCTTGCGATACCTTTGGACCCCGAGATCTAACATCTCTTGATTGAGTTCGTTTTGTTCCATATGTGAAGGAGTTGATAAGGGTGTTCAATGACGGTAAACAAGCAACCGCGCCCGAGGTTCTCCCTACGATTCTAGTCCCTTATCAAGAATCTTGTCGCGTTTCCGCATCAAGCGATCTCGCTTCCTTACGACCCTAGCAATCCGTTGAGTTAACATCAAGCATTCATCTTCAAGAATTTGAACTTTTATCTGGTCCTTGTGACTTAGGTATTTTCTGTCTATTTTCATCGTGTTGTTAGGTTGGTGATTTCAGCAATAATATCTTTGAGGTAAGGAGTAGGAAAAACCTTGGTCTCCTTAGATCTGTTGGTCTCCTTGTCGATTATCTTTGTGACGTGGACTAGGTTCTCCTTTACTAAAGCCCGGATCGCTACCTGTATGGATTCCCGGCTGGTTTGAAGCATGGCCGCAAGCTTAGTGTTGGTGACTCCAGGTTTAAACACAACGGCCGTGCAGATGGATGCCCGATACATGGTGTTGATGTTAGCTCGACGGAAAAGCTCGGTGGTCATTAGTAAACTTTTCATCGTCTGTATTGGTTACTAGGTAAGTTCTTGGTTCCCATTCCCAACGATACAGAAGCAAGCTGGACATTTGACTCATCTTCACAGTGGTGTCGTTTGTCCCGTCCGTAGTTCATGTCACGGTAGCGCCCGGTGATCTCGCACAAGGCATCCTTAATGCTTGCAACGGCTTCGGAGTAACCCGGAATCTTTTCGGAATACCGACGGACTTCATTACGCGCCTCCCACAACGTCCACTCGTCATCTCGGTGACACGCTGGTCTTGGGATCGGGCTTGTTGTTTTTCTTCTTCTTCTTCTTTTTTTCATAAGATCTATGCTTCTAGGATGTCACGGGCTGCTGCAAGATCACTCGGCACTAGCTTTGCATACCGAAGGGTCATGTTGATGTCCTTGTGTCCCATCCAAGATTGCACAACCTTGATGTTAACACCCTTGGATAACAACCTAGTTGCACAGGTATGTCGGCACGTATAAAACACAAAATCCTTCAAAG